AAAAATTCTGCGCCAAATGCCAACTATCCAACGGCGTAGAATTCGTACTCTTAAACTGACCGGTAATCAAACTAGGCTTATACCGGTATTCAGCATGACGCTCTTGGTAACCAAACACATTCGTATCCTGCGCACCACCAATCAAGAAAATTTCTTGATTGAGAACTGACTGCTCGCCGATGCTCGCCAACGACGGGAAATAAAAATCATATCTCGTCGAACGAGAAAACATACGATGCAGACCTTGCTGATAAGACAATTCAGCACGAACACACACAAGACCAAGGATAACACCATGCTCAGTAAACGACTTCGAAAACCCACCAACACGACCGCCAGCCGTAGAAAACGCCGCAAGCTGACCTTGCCAATTAGAACCACTAGTGGGGGAAGTCTGAGGAACCGGATGTTGATTAATCAACACCGATCCACCACCAAGATACTCGGGCCGTTGCAACCTAGCATCAGGAGAAATAACACCGAAGTGACTACGCACAATTTCAGTATACCGAGTACCACCTCGCGCGTCGCGCTCGAGCAAAGCCTGAGTCCACTCAGCCAAACGCAACTGATTGATGGTCGCTAACGACGTAGTTCCCAAGTTAGCGAAAATCTGCGGAGTACCACTCGTAGCTGCAGTACCCTTAACATAAAGATTATAAGGGTTAGTGCCAATCACGCGAGCAAACGGATAAGTCTTACCCAAACCATCCGTTTCATCAACAGACTGATTGGTCAACGGGTAAGCGCCGCCAGTTTGCTGACCAATACCTTCAACAGGAGCAAACCCAGCAATAGGCAAAGATACCGGCGTCGCACCTTTCTGAGGCCAGGGCAAACAACTCGTAAAATAATCGAACCTTTTGCCCCTACGCTTCAACACATAATTCGCGTAGGTATCCGGACCATCACCAGTGTCAATCTGCGGAGAATTCTGCTGATTTTCATCACGAAACCATTGATGATATATTTGGTTATACGCACGTCCCCAAAAATTACAAACATTAAATCCGCCGGTAATTAGCGGACCGTAAGGGACACCCAAATAATCATACAACGTCATCGCAGCCGGACCCGTAGAAGGGATCGGCACAGTAGGAAGAGAAAAAACAATCGAATCAGAAGGATTGTTCTGCTCTCCCATAAAATTAACCCAATGCGTCCACAACAGACGATTGGGCACAAAAAAGAAAAACGACTCCAAATACATATTATCCATAATCGGCTTCAAAGGAGTCGCCATCCGGACGAAACAATTCAACTGCAAGTTGAAAGTATCGCCCGGCAAAACCTCGTCTGCATACACCGGAACCAAATACCCGGAGTTAAACGTCGTCTTATGATAATGAGAGCGATCGAACTGCGATCGCTGAATCTTCACAGACGGCAGACGATTAAAAGAATGCTCTGCAATAGAAGGCATTCTCATTTAGACACCGCCGGATCCACAGTACCATTATCAACACCAGGCAACTCCAGCTGATGCTTCGCTGCTTCCTTGCGAAGATAATTAATCGCCTCAACCGCAGACATAATATAAACGGGAACAGCATAACCCGTAATCGTTCCCGCACTCTCATCAAACTCGCCAAGCTCGTACAACGAATGGTCCTCAGGATACTGAGACAACGGACCCTTCTGTTGAACAGCATCAATAAACCCACGCATAGCTAAACCACGAGTGGGAAGAACAACAAGCGCGGAATAAGCATCCGCTTTCACATCACGAACCGCAAACACCTTTAGCATGTTAGTCTCCTAACTTACGCGTCTTTTGCGCCAACTTAGCTTTGGCGCAGACCTCGCGTACAGCTAACCTCTGAGCATTACGCGAAGGAGCAACCATATGACGAACCCCACTGCGATCAACGTACTCTTCAAGAGTATTAGCCACATCCGCACGACGACCACGGATGCTCTCGAAAAGAACTGGATCCAAATCAGCAATAAGCTTATCGTAATACCGAGGAGGGCGAGCACGGCGACCACGAACAATTACCTCGTCCCGAGGATAGACATCTGATCGGTAACGTTGAAACCAACTATTACCGATTCCAGGACGTCTGGACATAAGCAGAAATTCTGGCCTTCGGCCACCATAAATTTCTTGCGCTGACCTTCCGTCAGAAGCATGACCTGTAACCTTCTTTTGCGCATAATTCGCAACATACGACGCAGAATCGAAAGTGACAGAACCGACGCTCGCAAAGCCTGCGCCCCACACCTCAGACAACAAAGACGAAGTATACAACGCTCTTTCACCTTCACCTTTAAGCCTCCTCTTATCGGGAAAACCAAACCCGAAAATAATCGCATGATAATGCGGACGACCAGTCTTCTCACCATACTCACCAGCAAGAAAAAAACGGATCTTTTTTCTTTGCCAACACAACTCTTTCGGCTGAATACGCTCGCGTAACTTCTTCAAAAACGACTGACAGATACAAACACATAAACCAGGAAGCAAATATCGACAGGAAATGCAACTCCGAAGATTTCCCAAATGTTGATCGTCAAAAGTCAAAGTAATAAACGAAGAATCCTGATGACACTTCGCTTCATGCATAATACGAACAGCCCATTGACGGGCTTTCTCTAAACGACAACCAACACAACGACCGCAAGGAATGGAAATAGGAGTCATCCCATAATGAAATTTAAAAGAAATAGAACGCCCCCCAGCTTTGGACACAAGCCCAGCCCTGAGAGGCGAATAACAAGGCACGATTACAACCGCGTACCACCACGACTCAAAAACATCGTAGGAATCTGAAGATTCTTCGGATGCACATCAGATTTCATAGTGAAATCACGACGCGACTTACGCCGACCCAACGACTTTCGCTTACGCATCAAACACCTCCTTGAGCGGACAGCCTACCAACTAACGGCTTTCTAACATATAGATAATAAACAAATCAAGTAAAAACTGTCAGTCGGCACACTTGCATCAAGTCAAGCAGTGTGCCACCCTTCCCAAACGGTTCCCCAAAAGGGGAACCAAAAGCTATTAAATATAGCCTAAACAAGCTAAAACGCCTCCTGGGGGCCCTTCACGGCCCCCAGACCCCCAGACCCGGGGGAAGTAATCTTCCCCCGTGGGGCCCCCCTCCGCTTCGCTCCAGAGGCCATCCAATAAAATAAAAAAAACGCACGAACTAAAAAACCGAAACAACCGCGCGCGCGAAACGCACGCACGAAAAAACACGGTACAACTGAACGCGCGAAAAAAATAAAAAACATAAAAAAAGACCCCGGCCGCTCAGCCGGGGTCCAACAACAACAACATTATACAACAAACAGAGATCAAGTCTCTGAATCATCACCACCTTTACCTTTCGGCTTAGCCTTAGGCTCCGGCTTGGGGGGAGCCTCCGCAAAGGACTTCGCCTCCGGCTTAAGGAAACCAAGCGTCAACGCTTCTTCATAATTCTTGTCATCCGACAAGAAATCCAACAACTTAGCTGGATCATTCTCAAACCGCGCACGAAGCGCGGGATCCAAACGAGCAAACGCCTCACCGGCAGCACGAGTTTGCTCAACCATCTGACGATAATCACCCATATCAGAAACATCAGCAAATACAGGTGTAACAGTCTCATAGTACGGCAACGGAGCGCCGTTCTTGAGACAACGAGCGATGATCAAATTAACATCGCACTCATCCTTAAATTCCTGCTTCACCAAAGGAACATCACTGGAACAATCCAAGTCCGAAGGGTGAGCAGGACCAACACGAGACGACACCCGAGCAACCTTAGCAACCATTAATTACCTCCCGTAGACTTCTGAAGATGGTACACCTCTTGCGGATTAGGCGAACCAAAAAACCAATTCGTCCTTCCAGCATTAGTCGAATTGATTCCCAACTTATCCAAGAGAACACCCATCTTATCGTGAAAAGCTCCGTAAACCTTTGAAGCATCTTCACCCATCTGCGCAAACGGCGCCTTCTCACTAGCAGTCTTCGAAGCAACAGAAGCATTCGCCGCGGCCAACTTGGCCTGGGCCCGCTGATTCTGCGCCTGCGCCTGCGAATTATCAACATTCGCAAAAGCCTGCATAGTATCAGTAAGCTGCTTAGCAGAACCGCTAATCCCCTGCGACAAAGGCTGCATAGGAGACGACATAGGAGCAATTGCTCCAGAAGTAGTCGAAGCACCCGAATTATTCGCCGACAAGATAGGATTCAATCCAGCAGCACGCAAATCAGCAACCTCACGCTGATGAGCAGTATTCGACATCATAAGCTGGAAATTCTCCTGTTGCTGAACCATACGCTCATTCATAGCGTTGGTTTGCTGTTGACCAAAATAACCAAGCAGGTCACCACCAAGAGCAGTACCGGCCGACAAAAACATAGCCGGGTTAGCAGCACCTGCAGCAGCAGTCGTCGCGGGATCCACTAGAACCTACCTCCAAGGCTCGGAATACCATACACAGGCATCGGCCGGGCACACTTCAAATTGAAGTACCCGTCGAAAATAAACTGAGCATCTGTGGTATCAGCCAACGCGCGAGACAACGGAGGAGTCTCAGAAATAAACGTGTCACCAAGAATAGGCAGAGTCGAAAAATTCTGCGCCAAATGCCAACT